CTTCTTAGCTATTACTGCAAGTACAGTTACTACACCTGCAAGTAAAGTAGTTATTAGTATAATTAAAATAATTTTTAAGAAAAGATCTTTGATTTCTTCTCTACGTTTCTTTGCTTTATCTGCGGCTTCTTTCCTAGATTTCCTAGCTTCAGCACAATATGCTTGATAGTCAGTCCACAATCCTGCCCTACCATATAGTTGCATATACTCTCGTAGCTTGTCATGTTTAACTCGTATCTGCTCCAGTGCCATAAACTCTTCAAGATCATTGTCAGTCTTGCCTAATAAATTAGTCCAGATACTATTACGTTTTCTATGTAAATCTTTTTGTAGCTGATCTTCAGCACTCACAAAACGACTTATCGCATTTCCTGCTGAGGCGAGATCTTTCCCATTTTCGAGTGTTTGTTTAATTATGGCGAAGGCACTATTAGCTACCATTAGCATTTCAAGCACAGTGTCACCTCACTTACTTAGCACCTTGTCTAGTTTGTCTTCTAGTCTGTTAAGTGTTTCTACAATACGATTAGATGTATGACGTAGATCTTCTTTTGAAGCATACTCTTCTCTAGTCTTATTAAGTAGTATCTGCAATCGTTTTACCTCTGCAAACATCTTATTAAATGCCCAAGCAAATGGCATAATAATTAATGTAATAATTATATTCCAAATAAAAGTTGCATCAAATGCCATTAGTTTTATTGGCTTTCCACATATGTCATTGTTTATACCTCTTTGCCACTAGCTACTTCTTGTGCTTCTTTCCAAGTTTTAAAGTTTGCCTTTACTGTTGTTGTCCACGACGTATTTGCAATTGCTTGAACTTCACTTGCTTCTTTGCTTATGTCGGTGTCTGTGTGTGTCCACTTACCATCTTCACTTTTAACAGATTGGTATGGTTGCAGAACATGTCTATGTCTTGATCTACTAATTTCAACATTGTCCTCTTTTATAACAGTATCTGTAGCAACTTCTATATTCCATGTATTTACAACTGATATTTTTGGTATTTCTATTTTTTTTGTTATTGCCATTTAAAACTCCCTACTTAAATTGAATAAGTAAATGAACCACCGTAATTTTCATTATTATGTATTCTTCTATTACTATTATTAGAAACTCCGTCCATTGCATTAAAAGAAAACTCAGTATTAGATGCTGGAACATTTATAACATAGATTGCACCAGAATTACTATTCTCTCTTATGCTTCCAGCAGACCCGAAATTTCCTACAGTAAAAGGTAAACCAGTAATAGTTACAGTTGCGTTAGAAGTTCCAACTGAGCTAAAATTAACAACAAAATTAACGTGAACAAGTCTGCCTATTTTTGTATATTTTCCACCTTGTGATGCTATGGAATAACCAGATGAACTAGTTGAGCAGTTGAAAGTACCCTCTTCATAATCGTCAAGTAGATTAGCTGAACCAGTGCCACCAACTCTTACACCACCTGATAGGTAGAGGTCTTTAAATCTTGAACTTGCGTATCCTAAATCAAGACCAGTATCACTAATAGCAGTACCACCATCAGTTGGAAATACTGAGCTAGTGCCAACACCAATACCCTTACTTGCGTTACCAAAAGCTATATTTGTCGCACTTGCATATCCTATTCTACCAACTTCTGAGCCATCTTTACGAAACTGAACTATAGTTCCATCACTGGCTTGTCTACCAAATATACCTGATACACCACCATTTCTTGTTGATACTGTAAGACCTAAAGGATTAAGTTGTATTCCTTTATCGCCAGTACCAGTGCCATCAACAAACTCTGCTGTATTTCCAATAAAAACACTTTCTCCAGAATCTATGGTAATAGCAGTAGCATCAGCATTATCATCTATGCCAGGTGATGTAAAAGCACCACTGACATCTAATGTACCACCTAAGTTAGCATCAGTTATTACGTTGGATATATCTCTTGCTCTTGTCATTATGCACTCTCCAATGCTGTAATTCTAGCTTCTAATTCTTGTATAGTTTTGACTAATAAAGGCACAATTTTAGAGTGATCTATACCTTGAGGGTCAATCCGTGATGCTTCTTTTACATCACCAACTTTTTTACCATCAGGTATTTCATCACCATCAACATAAAGCACCTCCTCTGTCATAGCATCTTTTTTACCTGACACTGCTTCAGGTACAATGCTTGAAACTTCGTGTGCTAAGAAACCATCTATTGTATTATTTGCATCTGTCTTGAAGTTAAATCTACAAGGTTTCAGTTGTTTAATTCTTGATGTAGCATCAAAGTTATAATCTACATTCTCTTTTAATCTATAGTCTGAAGTATTTGCTAAAGATGCACCTGATGAACCTACTGTAATCTGAGCAACTAAAACACCATTCGAATTATAAAATTGATTTACTGCATTACCAATACTTGAAGCTCTATATTTAGCATTACCATTCTTTTGAAATACTATTCCATCTTCATTAGGAACACCACCAGTTGTAGACGTACAGCCAAAAAATAATTGTCCATTTGTATCCATTCTTGCATGTTCTACAACATTAATTGCTCCAGTTTTAAATATTAATAATCGTGATTGAATATTAAGATCCATCATCTCAGTACCATAATTTGCAGAATTTATAGTATGTTCAGATGCACCACTGTCTAGTTGCAATCTTTTTGTTGCAGTTGATGTATCACTTACTGCCATTGAGCCTGATGTTTCAAGATTTATTGCTGGGCTGTTTGTACCAATACCAACCTTGTTATTACCACCATCAACAAATAACATATTTTCATTGCCATCTGATTCAACACGAAAATTTATAGGTTTGGAATCTTCATTAAAGACTACTCCATCACTGCCTGTTATTCTCATAAATTCTGTATTTGAACCACCACTTATAACATTGAAATGAAGTCTACCATCTTCAGACCCATCAGATGCGTCAACTATTTTACAAAAAATTTCAGAATATTTAGTCTGATTGTTTCCATCATCTTCTGCAAAAAAATGAATTTGACCAATCAAATCATCATCAGAAGCACTATTATTATCTCTTGAAAGACTAAGAATAGGTCCAACACCTGAATCTGTATCAGTAGATTTTAACGTTAATTGTGTAGCATTATCAGCAGTAGTTATTGTAGTTGCACCATTTACTGCAAGTGTACCAAAAGTACCTTGACCAGTAGTTGTAATCGTACTTGAACCAGTATCAATATTGCCAAAGCCACTTGTGATTGACCCAGCATTTAATGCACCAGTACCAGTTATGCCAGTATATGATCCACTTACTCGTGCCACTGGCACTGTGCCTGATGCTAAGTTAGAAGCATTTAATGTTGCAACTTGAAATGTACCAAATGTAACTATATCAACAACATCACCATTAGATAATGCACTTGCAAAAACAACAGAAGTTCCTGACGTAACAGTGACATCTGTGCCATTTACCATCTTTACACCATTTAGGTATACATCAATAAACCCAGCATCATATGCTAAAGTATTACTATTAGCTTCTGCAAAGCCAGTACCTGATGCACCAGTTAATGTTGTTGGTGTACCAGTAATATTGTATGTAAATCTTTCTGATGTACCATTAACAGATGACCCAGCATTTTGAAAACCACTTGATCCAAACACTTTAAGTGTATTAGCCGCAGTATCAAAGACTAAATCACCAACATCATTATCAGAACTTGGAACACCTGATTGTACTCTATATCTTTCAGCAAAACTGTTAACACCTGATATATTATTAGCAACAGTAGTAACATTACTTGCTACACCTGCTACTGTAGTAACATTGCTAGATACACCTGCTACTGCAGTAACTTCACTAGAAATACCTGCGACTGTTGTTACATTACCTGATACACCTGCTACAGTAGTAACATTGCCTTGAATACCTGCAACAGTAGCAATGTTGCCAACTACACCACTAGCACCTAATGTAGCCATATTTGCTACATTTGCATCAGTAGCTAAAATTGCCATATCATCTGTTATTGTTGTATTTGCTAATTGTGCTAAATCATCAATTATTGTTGAATTAGCTAATTGTGCCATGTCAGCCACAGTTGCATCTGTACCTAATAAAGCCATATCAGCTACAGTTGCATCATTACCTAACTTACCCATAGCTGTAACGTTTGCACTAGTGCCAAGAATACCCATAGCTGTTACGTTAGCACTCGTACCAAGATGACCCATTGCAGTAACATTTGCACTAGTAGCTAATAAATTCATATCAGTTACAGCATCACTTGTTCCTAAAAGATTTATTGATGCAGTAACATCAGACAAACTTTGCACAGCAGTTATTGTTGGACCTGCTTCAGCCGCTCCAGTAGTAGCATTAAATCCTAATACTGTGCCTTTTCTTGCATCTTTTAGAGGCAATGTCATAGTAGCCGCATCATCAAACTCTTGTAATCTGATGGTTCTATCAACATTATCATTAAAATCAGACTGAATAGCAGTAAGAGTGTCAAGTTCAGTGTTAAGTTTAGCTATCTCAAAAGCACCTGAACTTGGAAAGTCTGTTGTTCTTGATAGGGGTATATCACGAGTGATGACAACAGTACTGCCACCAGTAGCACCAGTGACAGAAGTTGTTACAGTTCCAGTAGAACCATTGCCACCACTCACAGTATATAATGAAGTATTACTTGTACTTGCATCAAAGGTACGTTCAGTACCATCAACAAATACATTTAAATCTGTTGAAGCTGTAAAAAACACAAATGGCACAGCAAATGAGGTTTGAGTTGCTCCCTGACTTACTGTGTAACTCACTCGTGGTGTATTTGCACTCAAAGCTATAGTCATATCTTACCTTTACTAGTTTTTATTACAAATGTCTATCAATAAGTTGCTCTACCTAATGCTCTAAGATCATCATCTAATCCCATCAATCCTAAAACTGGAAAGTTATATGACAATCTTTTTAGTCCTTCAGGTGTTTTATCAGTCATAAGTTCATGTGCGGCAAGTATCCATTCTCGATACATACTTGGTGTTGCACCTGCAAATCCAAATGCCAAATCCCAACCAGTAGCTTTATATCTGCCTTTAAGCCATGATGTATCAGGATCATGATAACCTGAAGCTATTGCGGCTTCAACACCTTTATAAGCTAGATCACTATAGATGCCAGTAATCCCTGAATAATCTACCAATCTTGTCATCAGTTCAGGATAATCTTTATCTTCAAACCACCAACTAGGCTTTCTCATTGCTAGTGTAATATAAGCCATACCAAGTAAAGCAATAGCACCACTTAATCTATGTTTTTTATTTGGATCAAACATTGCTCTAGTAATACGTTGGTTAGCGGCAAAAGCAAAATTATAAAATTGGAATGGAAATGCCATTACTCCAGACTCTATTCTAGCAATAGGATAACGATAACTACCATCTCTCTGCAATCCCACAGATGCTACTGGATCAGGCTCAATGCCATATTTTCTCATGTAAGGTTTCCATTTTTTAAAAACAAATCCATCAGCAAATGTAGGTCTATCAAAAGCTGTGGCGTGCATAATTGTATTACGAGAAGAATTATTTAAATATGTCTGCATAAATGTTTTAAGTTCTCTTTCTGCTTTTGTTTTTGTACTCCAGTTGCCTAAATTAAGAAGTGGCATATCAGTATCAGTAAACTCCCAAGCACCTCCATCTAATAACCGTTTAGCTAACTTGTCATCAATACCGTATCGTTGTAGTTCCATTAGTTCATATTTATCTAATGAATTATAATTTTTAATTTGTTTGTAAAACTTTGGTATTCTAATAGCGGCATCAATTAGTTTACCAACCATTGTAATTAATGCTAACCCATTAAATTTATAGAAATAATTTTCCATAGAATCAGCAGTTCTTTCAAATTTACTAATCTGTAATGGTCTTAATAAATCATTTAAAAATCTTGTATGTACTGTTTTCTTTGCTAAATCAACACCTTCATTAGAATGTTGTAAATCTTTTGCATTTGCTTTTATTCTATCAAAGTTACCATCAGTAGCACGAAAAACAGTTCTTAACACATTACCCAAACCATGCTCAAGTATTGGCATTGCCACTGTTTCTGTAAGTGATGTTATACCTGCACTTGTAAGATATGCCATACCTGCAAACTTTTTAGATATTCTAGCAAAGTTTGAATCCCATCTATCAGGATCACGAGTCATTTGTCCTGCAACTCTCTGAAAATCTGCAAGAAAATCAGATTTAATACCTGCTATTTGTTTATCAGTAGCACCATCTTTAATTAATATTTCTTCTATTCTGTCTACTAAATATTCAATATCATCATCACCAAATTTTCTAGCATACTCTATTCTAAATGCCATCATCTCAGCATATTTAGTAAAAACAGAATTATCTTTTATCATAAAGTTACGAACTTTATATTCAGGAATGTTAGTAGTACGAGCCATAATATGTTTTGCTTTACCAACTCGAAGTGGTGTATTGTATCCATAAGGATCTAAACCATTATTCTTAATACTATTAACTGTTTCTTGTGCATACTTTCTAGCTTTATCAATAGTATCAATACCTATATCTTTATAACCCTTGCCAGTCCATATAGTAACAAATCTTTGTTCTAAAAAATGACTTGTAAATATATTCACAAGCTCTCTCTCGTTTGCTTTACTTGCATTAATTTTTACAACATCATAATAGATTGGCATTCTATAATTTTTTCTTGTTGGCTGATAACCTTCAGCAAATGTCAATCTTTCTTTTAACTTATTTCTATTAATGAGTAGAATTTTTTGGAATGCAGGATCTTTTTCAAGTTCAATTCTAATATCATAATCATCAATTTTTCTTTGCAGAGCAGGAAACATTGCCTTTGCTGTTGATCTATCAACGAATGCACCTGTATCCTGAGCAAGCTGATCGAAATATTTATTAAATGATTCAATCTTTCTAATAGCTTCTTTTTTAAACTCAGGTAGTTGTGGATAATATTGTGCTTTCCATTTATCATCACTCATTAAAATATTTAACTCAACCACTTCATCAATAAATTCTTGTGGTGATGGATATTTATTTGAGCCAGTAATAGAATTTATGTATGCTGTTTTTGGTGCTTTACCTAACATTTCTTTAGCTTTGACGTATGGAGTTACCATATCGATACCCATAACCTCACCAGTACCTACTGTTTTTTGTAATTCATTCATATAAATTTTACGAAGGTCTTGTTCTAGTTCGATACCTTTACCATTATGAACATTTTGCATTGAGTCTATAGATCTAATCGGTGCGCCTTCTACTGGAACACTTGCATTATAAGCTATATCTAAGTGAATCTTTTTAATTTCATCAGGAACTTGATAACCATCATAGCCAAATATTTGCAACCTTCTTGATGGTAATAAGTAGTTTGCAAAACTAAACCTATCTATAGTATCTTCTTTTAATCTAGTATTTTCTGCAAATTGTTTTGAAAAATCATTAGCCTCCGTAGTTGCTTTATCTCTTACCTCAGTGTCACCTAAATTATCATGTGTTTTTTTATTTGGATTTTTTCTCTTAACATATTTCTGTCTTAATTTTGCATAACGATTTGCCACACCTCTAGCACCACCACCAAGCATACCTGAAAAAATAGTATTACCTGCTATATTTACAGTAGTTTCTGTTGCTGTATTATAAGGATCAAATGGTCCTCGTATTAATTCTGAACCTACCCCAAAAACAAAACCTACTTTTGCAGATTCTTTTGCCACACCAAAAGCATTTTTAGCCGCCCAAGCGGCACGAATGCCCTTGTTAAATACTGGGTGGAAGAAAGCTATGTTTAAAGGGTCTACTACACCTGCAACTAGATGTGATGTAATACCTGCTCGTTCAAACATTTTTCTATTATTATCAATAGCTTCTAAAGATTGCTTAATGTAGTTGTAATGATTTAGATTCTTTGCTCTTGATAGTTCATCAGCATAAGCAAAGTCATCATTGTCTTGTACTGTTTTTCTAAAGTCAAACTCTTCATCATACTCTTGATCGTTGAAAGAAAAATACTCTTGTGTGTAGTGTGTGATAGGAAGCCATTGATACTTAAATCCTGCTGAAACTCCTGAAAAAAAATCAGGGTCTACCTTACCCTCTTGGTCAGGATATATAAAATGTAATGGCTCTATACTTTGCAATCCTTTTGGTACAAAGTCTGTATACTCTGCCATTAATCAAACTCCTCATCTAAGAAGTCTACATTATCTCTTATCATAAAACCTAAATCACTAGCACGAGTTCTTACTCTTGATTTAGTTTGATAGTATAATGGAGTTTTAGTATTACCAAACTCACCAGTGTTATAAACCTGATGAAACCCTGCAAGTTTAAAGAAATAGTTTCTTTCGTCCATAGACTTTGCATTCATAGCATTTTGAACTGCTTTATAATATTTTGGAAATCCTCTATCAGGATCTTTTAATCTATCATGCCCAAACTGATATGAAAAGTCTATCAATGCACTCTTTCTTCTTTTATGTAACCTATCAAAGTTTGGAAATTCTTTTTTATATTGTTCATATATCTTATACATTTTATTATTAAATACTTTAGTGGCGGCAATTCTATCAATCAAAATAGGTTTTCCAAACTTAAACTCGTTTACTTTTTTTAATAATTGATCTTCTGAGTACTTATCTTTTTTTAATAACCATTGTTGCAATTCTTTTAACCTACCAACTTGTGTTGGATCAAACATCTTATAATCATCTTCAGTCAAAAATTTTACATTAAAACCAAAACCAACTGATATTGTATTTCTATCTCTATATACCTGACTCCTAAATCCCTCATGGTTTGCTGTTGTTTGTACTATATTTTTTATAGTTTCTTGTACGTCAACAGCTACATCAGGTGTCATTATATCAGCTAAGATTGCTTTTAGAGTATCTGGTAAAGTTAAATTATTAACTGTAAAATCTGTAATACGTTCCCATAAAGGGTTTTCATAACCATCAACTCTTAATGTATCTTCATAGTCTTTGGCGTTAGCACCAAAAAACTGCCTCTCAGGAATAAATATTTTATTAGGTAAGCCTTCATCTGCGGCATCTAATTTATCTAAAAACTTATCTAACCTTGTAGGAAAGTCACCCCTTGGTATATGTAAATCTTTATATGCTTGTTGACTTTTAAATGCAGGTTGAAATTGTCTTGGTACATTTCTAAGTTGCTGTTCTCTTATTTCTTGAGCCGCCTTACCTTCTGCTGTTGTTGGTTCTATAGGACCACTAAAAAAATCTTGAAACTCTGGACTCAATAAGTTTGGTAACTTAAATATGTTAAGATCTTCAATCAGTTTGTCACTGAATGCTTTTTCACCTATAATCTTTTTAGCTCTAGTTATTACAGCTTCATTAAGAGTTTCTGTATTTACTTCATGCTTTGATATGCCATATGCTTTTTCAAATTCATCAGTTGTAAATTCTACTGCTGTGCCTTCTATTTGTGATGGCAGTATCTCTCCCTCTTTATTTACAAAAGTATATCTTTGATTTCCATACTGTGAGTTATTAGCATCACCTAATAACAAAACATTATCACCAAGTTTAAATCCTTGACCAAATTCATCATTAATTAATTCTTGTGTAAAATTTAAGAACTTATCATAAAGTTTATCTGTTTGACCTATATATTTTTTCTGTGCTGTTGTATATGTTTTACCAGTATTATTTCCATTAAAAACATCATAGATTGTAGGATCTTCTATATATAAACCTTTATATGTTTCTTTAAGTACATTAACTAAATTACTTTGACTAAACTCTACAGCTTCATCATCAGGTGTCTTAACTGATTTATAATATAAAAGTTTTTCAACATAACTATCTAACTGACTTCTATGTTGTAAAGGAATCTCAGCTAATTCAAAAATAGCATTAACACCTTCTTTTACAGTGCCAACTTTTTTATCTGAAAAATCAAATGTACTAAGAGTATTCATAACAATAGCTTTATAAGTGTCAGGGTTATCGGTCTTTGTATAATATAAGCTATTAGCTTTAGTTATATCATTGCCATTTACTCTAGCTATCTCATTTATAAATTCATATTTTTTATACTCTGTGTCATATCCCTGCAATCTTCTTTTCTTTACACCATCTGATCCAGTAATATAAGCTAAGTTATTCCAAGCATTTAATTCTCTAGCCATCATATTATTTTTGGTAGCTAGTGGTAGATTTCTAAATGCAGGTAAGTTCATTGTATTTGTTTGAAACAAGTCATCTAATGTAGATGGCAGTACTGGTGGAATTGATAACATAGTAAGCATTTTACTATATGTATCATTATTCATAGAATAAAATGTTTCGTTATTTAAGGGTATTTTGAGTTCTTGACCTATGGCAGTATTTAAATTATCTCTGTTTGTTTTATTGTTATCAAGATATCCTGCATTACCTACACCTAAACCATTTAACATAGATTGCATATTTAATACATTTTGTTCTTTACCAAGATTAGTTCTTCTTTTTGCAAAGTCACCTGCACGATTAGATATGTGCTGTGTCATTACATTTATATCTGTTCTATTAGCCTCAATATCTGTAGCAAGTTTTTGAAAGTCATCTAATTCTTTTTTAGTTACAGTATTATTTGATGCTCTTATCACTCTTGCAAAATAATCAGATGAAACTTTTAGATTTTGAGATATTTCTTCTAGATCTTTAGCGGCTAAATCATTACCATTTAATCTATCTAATATTTTATTTGATGTTCCTACTAAAACTGCTCTCTTTAATTCTGAATATAATGCTTGTTTTGCAGGACTTTTTAAATACCCATTGCTTTCTAAATTTTCAATAGCCTTATCAAATTGAGGTCCAATTATAACATTTAAATCTTCAGGATATAATCGACTTACATTTATGAACTCTTGTATTGCATCAAATTGTAATGATGCCGCTTCATCTTTTTCTTTCTTAATAGTATCATTTAATATTTTATTAGAATGTAATATTTTTTTATTTGTTACTTTTTGAAGAAACTCAGGTATATATTCATCTAATCCATTTTTCTTAAAGGCATCTACAAATCCATCTATAGTTCCTTGTGCCTCACCATCAAACTTTTCTTTATTAAAAGGATTTTGTGCATGAAGTTCACCAAACTCCTTTGTTACTTTATTATTTAATAATCCTGAAAACCTTTGTGCCAATACAGCTTTAGCTGACTTCTCACCTACAGCAGTAAATTCTGTAGTCTGTACTTTTTCTAAATCTAAGTTATTATTATCGTCTGCTATCGGTAATGTTCTAGCAGTATTTATATCTCTTTCAATAGCATCAGCTTTTGCTTCTTCCCATGCAATTTTTTGCCCTGCTTCAAATAGTTTTGCTGACTGAACTGCCGCTTGTTCTGCACCAGTATTTACTGGCACTACACCCACTGGTTGGTTTCTATATGTTGTTCTTTTAGATTTTATAAATGCCATTATGTTATCTTACTTGCTCCATATGCTGTATTGAGTATTGTTTGGTAACCCATCATGCGATATGATTTTGCTTTATTCTGTCCTTGTAGTAAAGCCATCTGTGACTTTTGTGCAAGATTAGATTGCTCCATACTACCTTGTAAAGCTAGTCGTGTTGCTGTTTCTGCTGTATCTTTTTTAGCTCTTTCTTGAATTTTTTTAAACGATCTATCTGCACCAGTATCTCTTCCTGATGTACCTGCTAATACCATATTAGTACCTTTAAATGTTTCAAGTTGTGACATAATTTCATTATGTTCTTGCAACTTTACTAAGGCTCGTTGTTTAGCTTGTGTTTTAATTCTTCTTGCAGTTAATGCCGCTTCTTGTTTAGCAATACGTCCTGCTCTATTCATACGAGATGCAGATAAAAAACCTGAAGCAATATATAAAGCGGTAGTTGGTTCCATTTAAAAAGCTACCTCTACTATCATTCCGTTAATCTGTAAATCCAAAGGAAAAGACTGTGATACTATAACTCTAGGATCACGACTATATCCTAACAACCTAAACTCTTCTTTACCAGTTACAGCAGATCTTTCCATAAAGCCACCAGTTACAGTATCCGTTGTATTCCTTATTACCAAATCTCTACTTGTTGATGTTGTACTTGGTCCTTGCACACTTACAGCAAGTGTTGATTCTAAATCTAATATTACTTTAGGTATTTGTCTAGGCTCTCCAGTTAAAGGTCCACCTTGTATTGAAGCATCTATCGGCAATGTTTTTAGTGTTGGTGTAAAAGAATATCCCAAAAATACTGTAGATAATCCACCTTTAGCACCACTTATATCTACTTCATTATTTGCCATTGTAAATTCACCTAGAAAGTCATTGCCATTTACAGCTTTTACTACAGCACCATTTCTAAAATGAGATGTTAAAGCACCACTAAATACACTAGAACTACCACTAAATTCATCACAAAAATCCATAGGCATATCTGTTTGAAACTCTTCTAAAAACAATTCAGTTGTACCTTCACCTTGATCTCTAGCACAAACAACAAATAATCTTTCATGTACTGCACAGATACTATGCCACAATCCTTGTGTATCCCACAAACTCCACCCTGCTTTTTGATCTCCTCTTACAGAATAAAACACAGCTATAGTACCATCATTATTTATAAGAAAGGCATAGGACTCACTTCTATTCAAAGCACCTTTTATAGATGTTTGCTGTACTGGATCTCTAATAAGATGTGGTGCAAGACCTGATACAGCAACAGAAGTATAAGCACTTTCTGTATCTGAAAATAAAAACTCTCTCATAGCACTACCAGTTTTTTGTATAAATAAAGTAGCACCATCAAATACTGTAGGTCTAACAAAGCTAGAGCCAAAAGGGGTCTGCCTTCTAATCTGTGCATTAGCAGGTGTTACTGGTTTATTAGCAACAGAAGGAATAAATAACTCAGCACCAGTAGTAAATATCTGTAGATCTCTATTAGATACTAAATGCCTAATTGAAAATATTTCACCAACATTAGCAGTCAAATCAAGAGCATCATTATCTTCTGCATCACCTACATCAAAGTTAAAAAATAATCCTGACTTACTACCCCATATACCATCAGGCTGTGCCAAAGTGCCACCAAACCAAAGTCTGTTTTGATGAAATGTAACTGCCGCAGGATAACCACGAAGAGGTGAATAAGACATCTCACTAAACTCAGTAGTAGCCGCACCAGTAACAATACGAGGACTACCACCACCTATGGCACTAGATGTAGCAGTAGCACT